TACATTTGTCCAACAATTGCGTCTGAGTAATCTGCTGCTGGAGTTGACGGTGGTAAACCTGAGAATGCCCATTCTTCTGTTGTTGCAACTACTGTTGTAGTATAACCACCAGCTCCAAAAGCAGTGCTTCCAGTTCCAGCTGATGCTGCCTCGTGTCTTGCAGTTGCCATGTCATTCACTTCTGTCCACGTAGTTCCGTTCCAAGCTTCTGTAAGGGTTTGGTTTGGTGGACCCCCAGCTGCAATTATACCATCAGTGGTAGTTCCTGCTCCAAGAGTTCTAGTTCTATTAGTATTTAACTCTGCAACTTCTGTCCAATTTGTTCCATCCCATTGCTCTACAGTTGTAGTTGTTCCAGGCGAATCTGTTCCAGCAGCAGCTATCGCAGCTGTTGATGTTCCAAAGTCTCCCATATTTGATTTTGCTGTATTTAAATTATTAACTTCAGTCCAAGCAGTTCCGTTCCATAATTCTGTACTTGGACTTACAGGGATTGGATTACCCCCAAAAGCTAAAGCTGCTGTAGAAGATTCACCAGAACCTCCTAATTGTTTTCGACCTGTATTCATTTCTGCTACTTCAGTCCAATTAGTTCCATCATAAGAATCTGCTTCTGTTCTAACATCTGTGTTAGCAGCGTTAGTTCCACCAAAAACTATTCCAGAAGTTTGAGGTGAATTTTGAGAAGAGGCTAAAGCAAAAGATCCTGAGGGCATGTCATTTACTTCTGACCACGACGTTCCATTATACTCTTCAACATTAGTTGTGGTTGGAGGAGGATTAGTTCCACCTGCGTATACTCCTGCAGTTAAAGATCCAAAACCTACACCTTGTCTTTTAGCCGTGTTTAGATCACCACCACTCGACCAAACTCCTGCATAAGGATTATCTGCCAACGCTTGTGCGTATGGTGTTGGATCTGTCGTTAGGTTTTGTATTGGAAAACCCTGTATTTCTTTATAGTTAGCCATTGCTATTATTTATCCTTTAATAGCCAACCTTGAGTCGAGTCTACGTAAACCAATGTAAAACCTGCTCTCTCGGTTGACACTGTTAAATCTGCTGCAGAACCCTGTATGTTGTGTGAGTTTCTCCCAATAGTTAAATTGTTTGTATCAAACGTACCTGCATAATCTATAAAACTTATTTCATCACCAATCGTTGCTGATCCAGGTAATGTTGCTGTGAAAGCTGCTGATGATGTATTACAGAAATATCCTTCACCTGCTACTGCTGTAAAGCCAGAAGTTTTTACTGCTTGCCAAGATGTTCCACCAGATACTTCGCCAAATGATAATTGACCAACGCCTGTTGTGCCTGATCCTGTTACTGATTCAACTTTTAAAAATCTATCTGCTGTTACGTTGCCTGTTGGAAATTTAAGTGTGTATGATTGACCCGCTGAGTGTGCTGGTGATTGTAATTTAATACCATGTGAATTTGATTCACAATTTAAAACAAGTGTTCCAGGGTTAGTATTACCGCCTACAACAACCTCTCCTGTTCCATTTGGTGTTGCAGTGATTGCTCCGTTTGCACCATCTGTAATTGTAATATTACCAGAGTTTGATCCAGAGTTCGTATCTAAAACTAAATCATACGCACCGCTTGATGTGATTGTTGATGCAGCTGATCCTGTACCAACAACAATTTCACCAGATCCTTTTGGTGCTAAAGCTAAATCAACATTTGAATCATCACCTGCTGCAGCTACTTTTGGATCGCCACCTGTAGCAGCGTTTGTAATGTTTATGTAATTTACAGCTGAAGATGTTGTGCTGAAAAATAATTGTTCGTTTGCGTTTTCATCTCTAATACCGTGAGAGGTATCAAAGTCTATCATGAAAGAATTAGTATCTAAGTTACCACCTAATTGTGGTGAAGTATCATCAACAAGATCACTTGCTAATGCAACAGAAGCAATATTTGGATTTGTACCATCATCTGCTTTTGCATAAACTAAAGATGTTTTACCATTTGCAATAGCAACAGAGTCACCGGAACCTGAAACATATTTAAACGTTACAGTTTGAGATCCTGTAGTTGAGTTTTTAAGAATGTAAAAATTTTGTACATCAAGAGGAATAGTTACGTTTCTTCCTGCTGTTAATGCACCTGTAAATTCAATAATTCTGTGTGCAAGAGTTGCACCTGTTGATCCATCGGATACACTTAAATCTGTGTCACCAGAATCTGATACGGCTTGCGTAGTATAACCACCAGATACTTGTTCTACGATCTGTAAATTTGTATTTGTTTTTGTTCCCCATGTACCGGCATTTTCACCAGTTGCCTGAAGTTCAATACCCAAGGGTGTATATGTTGATGCCATATTAAGCTGCTTCTCCTGTTACGTCGTTATAGCTGGTATTTGATCCAGTTGCAACATCTGAATACGATGTATTCGATCCCGTTGAAACATTACTATAAGACGTATTACTACCAGTGTCAATATTCTCATATGCAATAATAAATGGTGCTCCAACGCTAGCTGTAGCTTCTACTCCAGTTAATCCTACAACCTGATCCTCTGGATCTATACTTCCTACTGAAGATGTAGCAGAAACACCCGTTAATCCCATAACATCTGCAGGAGCTAAAGTTCCTGTTGCTGTTGTTATAGCTTGTCCTGTTAAAGTTTCTACCGCAGAACCTAATCCTACTAAAGCACCTAGTTTTGTTTCTATTTCAAGACCACTTAAAAGTGCTGCATCATTCGGAACTGTTACAGAACCAATATTACTTGTAATCGCTTGTCCTGTTAAATTAGCTTCGTGTGAAGTTATACCTTGGGCTGTTCCTTGTGCTGAAGTTATTGCTTGTCCAGTTACAGATACATCTTCATTTGGTGAAACTGCTGTTCCTTGATCAACAGAAACTTCTTGTCCTGTAAGACCCATAAATTGATCTGCAGGATCTAACACTCCTGTTGCGCCTGTTGCAGAAACTCCTGTTAAAGAAAATGAAACATCTATTACATTTGTAATTGAATTAACTGAAGATTGAAAAGATACACTTCCTATTTCTACTGTTTTTGGAATTACAGGTGAAATAGATCCTGTTGATGCTGTAGATGAAACTCCTGTTGGTACAACTAAAGCTCCTGCTAAGATACCAACGGAACCTACGTTAGATGAAAAAGATACACCTGTTAATGAAACTGTCTCGTCTGCAAGATTTCCCCACTCACCATCATTCCACGCTTTTGCACCCCAACCAGTTGCAAGTAATGCATCACGGTTCCAATAAGCTTGGCCCCAGGTGAATCGACCCCATCCTGAAGAAACCGACATGGTGGTCCTCCTATGCTAATCTTATGATCGCGTTTGTTGCGTCAGCTGTTGGGAATTGAATTGTGAAAGTTCCGTTTGTTGCTGTCTTGTCGGAACCAAAAGCGATTGCACAAACTGATGCATCAGTAGCATTTGAATCATTATAAATTAATGCACCGTTCGCTGTAAATGAAGCTGATGTATAACTAACGTCATCAAAGTCACAAACTGCAGTCGTGCTATCAGCAACTGGAGTTACGCTTGTTAACGTTGCGCCTCCTGCTGTGTAAGCAGTCCCAGATGTGTTAGTGATCTCTTCTGAAGTTGTGTAAGCTGTTGTGCTAGCTCCTAAAGTTGCGTCGCTATCATACAAAGCTATTTTAAAAGTGTTACCAGTCGTTGCTGTAAAATTGTGAACACCTTTTAATAGTTCTACTTTAAAACTTGTGCATACTGCCGATGTAATTGCCATAATTTATCTCCTATGGGTTTGCTGATTCAACTGGTATTCTAACTGTGCCGTCAGTGTAGTCGTCTCTTCTACGTCTACCAACTTGTTCATTAGCAAACTTCTGTACTTCCTCTTTATACTTTTGCTCGTATAATGTCAACATATCGATAGGACCTTTTAAAAACCCATATGTCTCTGCCAAACAGCAATATAACAAGCCATTTGGGAAGTTTAAACTAATATAATTGGTTTGATTACTAGACTCTAGAGTAGCTGGCATTTTATTATAATGCACTCTAAATACATATGTATTATCAGGCGCTGGGGACAAAAATATTCTACCTGATGTAGTGTCAGTGTCTCCCGTAGCACCACCAAACATAGCATAATATTTCGGTTTAGCTCTTTTTGATGATTCTGTTGATGGTTGATATTCTTGTAAATAAGTTACATCTTTCTTCTCTAACCAATTATTAGCACCTGTCGATGCGCTTGTAGAGTCGTAAACCTGTATGCCTCTAATAAATAAAGCTCCTGCTGGGGCATTTATAGATTCTTGTCCTGTAACTAAATTACCTGTTTGTTGTTTTCTATCTGCATCAATAGGAACATCTCTCATGATTCTATATTGAGCATTTAAAATAATATTTTCTAATTGATCTGTAGATAGAACATTAGAATCTACCTCTGTGTAGTTTCTAATTTGTGTAACTAAAGTGTTGTAACTAATTCCTGCCATTATGCTGCTATCCTTTTACAATAATCACAACTAACTGTATAGCTTTTGTGATTCCAACAATGTTGTTTTCTTAAAACTCTGTATGCAAAAATCATTATGCACTCAATGTAACGGGCCCAACTGAACATCCTAATCCTCCTCCTGATACTCCTCCTTTTGTAGCAGTATCTGTATCAACTGTAAAATGAAAAAAATTCGCAACAGAATAATCAGAAGTATCTCTTCCAGGGTTTCCGTCGCCTGTATCACTAACATATTTTCCTGTTGTAACTGTATAGCCAGCTGCTTTTGCAATATTAGCACCTGTAATACTATCAAAACTTCCTGGATCAGCGTATGCAAAAACAGGATTTGTAGGCGTTCCTGTTCCTGGTGAAGTTGTTGGCTGACCTCTAAATCTATATGTTGTTCCGTTTGTAAGACCATGACCTGGTGCCGTAACATTTATAATTCCTGAACCTGCTTGATATGTTTTAAAACCATCTTCTGGAATAGAATAAGCAACTGCCGGCGCTTCTCTAGATGGTCTAACATTACGTAGAGATATTGCATCACCATTCATTGGTTTTGGTTCTAATTGTGGTTGCTTTGGTTCAAATTCTGATACGTGAACTAAAGAACCGTTCCATTCTCTAACCATTTCAGTATACGGAAATTCTAAACCAGATCTATCTGATATAGCTTTTGCATATTTACCTGTTGCGTATTTTGCCATTATGTACCTGGGTAATAAGCTTTAGGAGTAATATATGTACTTGAAGCTGACCCATCCTCTTGTAAAGCTCTTGCTAATTCATCTTCGTAATATAATTTCATAGCTTGAACCATTTCTGGCTTATATTTTTGTGCAAGATAGAATGCTAAACCTGAAATCATACAAGGAACAAATCTAAATGGAACATCTGTTGCATTTGTATAATCACCAACATCTTGAATTCTGTTAATGTAGTAAATATGCATGTCTTTTGATGCGTTCGTAGAGTCTGGTGTTGGATAAACGTGTATTCTAACTTTGTCTATAAATCTTTCTACCCAATATTGGTTAGGTGTTCCTTTTGATAATTTATTAGAAAAACCTGCGTAAGTAGATCTATCTACTTTTGTCATTGGTGAATCTGCTTGTGTTGTTTGAGTTCTGTTAGATCTTAATTGCGCTTCTAATACATCCGACATACCATAAATGCCATTTGTAGGTGTAGTTGTTGCACTTGTACCGTCATCACTTGATCTAAAAAAATCGTAATCTGACTGTCCTTCAACTAAATCAATATTAGTATCTGCTATTTCCCAATAGTGAATACCCCTGTTTCCCCATTCTTGAAACAGGACATTTAAAGATCTTCTTGCTGATTTTAATTGGTAACCAGCTACGTTCTGTAGTCCAATACGCTCAAAAGACTCTTCTACTATCT